GGATCACTGTCACCTTTGCTGCCCTGGGCTCTCCTGGACCCAGCCAGACATCCTTCCAGTCACCGTTAGAGCCACACCAGAAGGGTCCCAGCTGGCCACCCATCTCTTGGGTGTCAGCAGCCAGTGTTCTCAGGCCATCTATGGAAACCTGGGTCTGCATAACCTCAGCACCCACAGCAGCATCCCAGCGCTTGATGGCATAGATCTGCCTGGCAAAGGGGTCCAGGCCTGTGCGTTCACACTGGCGAACAAACAGTTCCAGTTCCAGGTCAGAGGCACCCTTGCAGATGGTTTGTTTAATCAGGGAGATTTGTTCCCTGATGGAATCCGTAGAGACGAGACTAGATTGCTGTGCCATCTGTCTTCACCTCCTCCTCCCAGTTCAGGCTGAACACCATGTAGTTGACCTGGCTGATGATGTTGGCAACCTGCCTGAGGTAGTCATCAAAGGCAGGAATCTCGATACGCACTGAGTAGTCAGAGATGCCACCCAGGCCCTCCACAGCCAGGGTGAGGACCACAGGGTCAGCCTGAGCAGCTTCTGTCAGGTCCCTGTCTGGCAGGTAGGGCTGGGTGTCCTTCAGAGCGTCACGTAGGCTCATGCCACACTCCCCACAATTACAGGAGCGTCTGTGCCAGGAGTCTTCTCAGCCTTCTGTCTCCAGGCGTAGGCCTTACGCAGTGCCAGGAACACCTCATGCTCAGCAGGACCAGCCTGGATGCCATCTACCTGGAATTCCCCATCGCCGTACAGGTGGACGATGACGCAGCCGGCAACGTCAGGCAGCTCTATGGTGCCCATCTCCTCCAGGCCCTCATAAATGACAGCCTCAGTGCAGTAGCGGTAGGCAGCCAGCTGGAGCCTCCACTGGTCCCAGTATTTGTTAGCCCCCAGCTTTGTGTTCCCAGTTGTCTTCAGGTCCAGCAGGAAGGGTTCCCCATCCAGGACAGCCCTCCAGTCAGTGGTACCCACGTAGGCCAGCTCTGGGTGCTGGTACCGCACACACTGCTCCCAGGACAGGGTGACGGGCTGGAGCCTGTCCCAGACCCTGGCCAGACCATCAGCCATGGGCAGCAGGTCACGGTAGATGTCTGTCTCAGCCTTCTGTCGCCAGAGCCTGGACCCAGCCCTCAGCTCCTGGATGACATCCACTACCCTCACAGTGTGTCCCTGGCACCACTCAGCGTTTATCTGGTGGAGGGCAGTGCCCAACATCGCCCTGTGATCCCACACACCTCTGTGGTGCCGGTATAAGGTGTCCACTGCATCCTCTGGTCTCAGGGTTTCCCACTGGTCCAGATGGTGGACTGCGTATTTGGCAGTCTCCCTAGCAGCTCCCCAGGACAGACCTGGAGCAGACAGCAGAGAGAGCACCTGAGTAACAGAGGGCAGCCCACTGTTCGCATATGGCCTGTGAGCCATATCACTCCCTTGAGATAAGGGTGACCAGCACACAGCCAGGAATCCCAGAGGCTGCCACCTCTGAGAGCCTGTACAGGCGCCACTAAGGCACTGGCTGTGTGCAGTCACACCAGCCAGGCTCTGTGCCCTGGTCACCAGGATTTGACTTTCTGTGCATCCATCGTTAGCGCAGACAGAATCCCTGGTCAATGCCCCTGCCTGGCCACTGATGGATGCTCAGGGTGACCCTCCCAGATCAGGATATACTGATATGTGGTAGGGCTAGGTGTGGATAACACTCTGGGTGGTAGATGGTGGCCAAATCCCAGGAATTCTGTGTTTCCACTTGATGAGATTTCCTGCTCTGATAGGTTGCTGGTAGCAGGAGACCAGTTCAGGAACCTTCAGGAAGGAGCCAGGGAGTGGCAGACGAACCCATTCAGACCACCACAGCCGGGTTAGACGCAGAACTGACCCAGAGCAGCGATGGGACCTGGAACATTGTTCTAGTGGACGACCAGGGAACAGAGGTTTACAGGAAGGATGGATATGCCAACTCCAGGTCTGCCAGGTCTGGTGCCTACCAGTGGGTTAGGAAGCATTACCAGGTCGAGACTGAAGAGAACCCAGAGGTTTCAGAGCCTGCCCCTAAGAAGCCAGCTAAGAGGGCATCTCCACACACTAAGAAGGTCCCCACATCTGCCCATCTGTCCAGGCTGATGAACCTCAGAGCTGATGGTAATGAGGAGAGGGCCATAGCCCTCAGAGCAGAAGCTGATGCCCTGGAGATGGAAGCCAAACGCCTGAGGGAAGCAGCAGACACCCTGGGAGACTCTGGTGGCCAGACCTAAGAAGGTCCCTGAGGAGTACCAGGATCCATTCCTACACTGCCGTACCTTTGGGCACACCTGGAGGCTAGGGCCAGGTGAGGACCAGGGGCATTTCTACCAGTTCATTCTGGTCTGTGAGGAGTGCCATACCAGGCGTATTGACGTAATCAACAGACGTACTGGAGCCCTGGGTGGCTACAGGCGTTATGAGTACCCAGAGGGCTACCAGGCCACCAGAGGAGAGGGCCTGGCCAGGACCAGCTACCGCATTGAATTCATCAGGAGGATTCAGAGATGAGCGAATTTCTTGCCTCCTGGGTGTTGCCGTTTCTGGTGGGAGCTGGGGTTGCCACTGTGAACTACCGGATGGGAATTAGGCATGGCTACAGATTGGGCTACCTGGACCAGCTTAAGGAGTATACGGAGCAGCTTCTGGCAGAACTAGACAGGAGGCACCCAGGATGATGCTACTAGGAGCCCTCCTGGCAGCAGCGGCTGTGGCAGCAGGAGGCTGGATTGTGGGCTGGAACCAGGGGTTTGAAGATGGGTTCAGGGAGGGAGTCAACTGCTGGGAGGAGAAGGGTCATGAGACCTGACCTGTTCGCCCTGGAGCTGTCAGAGGCAGGGATCTATGCACCAGTAGAGGCTCCACCCTGTGGAGAATGGCTGCTGGTCCCAGAGAGGGACATCCAGCTCAGGTGCGACAGGATCAGAGCCCACGATGGGAAGCACAGGAAGGTGCTCAGAGCCCAGTGGCCGCATGCTGTCCAGTGGTGTGATGGTGAATGCTCTAGGCCCTGTGGGCCAGTAGCAGGGTGGATAGAGACCATCAGGTCTCAGGGTGTGAACATCTACCTAGGAGGGAAGGGTCAGTGAACCTCAGAGACCTGATGGACCAGCTAGCAGCCATTCTTCTGTCCCAGGGTGACATGCCAGTGCTGTCAGAGGCTGGCCATACCCTGCACTCTGTGGAATTCAATGATGATGAGGGTCCCTGTGTTCTGTTTCTGTTTGAGGAGGACTGATGGCTGAAAGGCAGGCCCTACATGCCTACCTGTCAGAAACTGCCCACTGGGCCTGGCTGACATTTGCTGAGGAGAATGGTGTCTCTGTCACAGGGCTCCTGGAAGCCCTGGGCCTGGAGCTGGGAGATGAGATAGAGCAGGCTGGGGACGCTGACATCAGGCTGGGCTGGGTGAGGAGAGGCAGGAAGATAGACGCAGAGCGTAGACGCAGAGGAGGCCAGCAGTAGTGGCTGGGAACCTGGTGCTACTCCTGAATATCGCTGCCCCAGACAGAAACACCATGGCTTCCCTGTTACGTGAAATCCAGAACAATGTGACAGTGGGCCTGGTTGGGTTCCATCCTCTGGAGGGCCAGGACTATACAGGCTCCTGGACCCTGACCAGGACAGACATAGGGCTGGAGTCATTCAGGCCCACTGAGCCCTGGAGTGGAGATGACTACTAACCACAGGCTCCTCCTGGTGCTGTCAGTTGTGAGCCTGGCTGTGTCAGTGCTGGCCCTGGCCATGGCCCTGGCCTTTGTGAACCCCTGGAGGGAGCCAGAATGCAAACCATCAGACCAGAGCAGCAGGGCTCCCAGTCCTGGCTCTGCGTGGGAGATGTCAGATACCCAGCCCAGCTAGTCAGTAACGACATTGCCATAGGAGATGGCACTACACACAGGGAGCGCAGAGCCATGGTCCAGTTTGAATCCGGCTGGCTTGTATCTGTGGTCTGGGGTAGCGCTACCTACTCTGATAACCACCATGACTGGCAGCATGGAGTATTCACAGAGGAGCCCTGCCACGTAGAGGTGGCTGTGCCCTGGGATGGTCCCTGGGAGCCACTGGGCTATGTCACTGCTGATGCCCTCCAGGCCATCCTCATCCAGATGGCCAGGTGGCCCAGTGGGGAGCCTCCGCCCAGATGGGCACAGGAGGGCCAGCTGGAGGCAGGCTCTGACCCCAGAACCTGAGACCCTAGCGTCACATCCTGGGCTGGTTTGAGTCCCTGGCGGAGTGGCAGGTCAGGAGCCTGAAACGTATTCTGACCTGCCATTTCTGCCTGTATTCCTGTGTCGCTGCCTGTCCCTCTGTAAATGATGGACGTCTCATGTACCACCTGGCCTATGGATTCTGGTACCCGAACTTGCTACCCTGCCTAGGGATTCCGTCCGACCAGGAGGCAACACAGGTGACAGCCAGGAACAGAGCACCCAGAGGAGCACCAGACCCCAGCTGGAGCGACACCAGGAGGGAGTGGCAGGTCCGAATAGAGCTGCCCACAGAGCCAGGTAAGCCCAGGAATCGGAAGTGGATTCGAGCTAAGACTAAGGAGGAGTGCCTGGAGAAGCTGCGTAGGGCACAGATAGGCCTGGCTGATTACCGAGTGGTAACTAGAGACAGCATCACTGTGGGCCAGGTCGCTGAGGAGTGGCTGGAGTCCATCAGGCATCAGGTCTCCAGAGGCACCCTGAGGGCCTACCAGAACAGGGTTCACGCTCACATCATCCCAGAGCTGGGCAGCCGGCGCCTGACCAGCCTCACTGTGGCTGACGTGGATGGCTGGCAGCAGGCCCTGGAGCGTAAGGGTCTGGCTGTGGCCACCAGGCGAGAAATCAGAACCTGTCTGGTGACTCTGATTAAGTGGGCTGTCAAGCACGACTACGTAATGCGTAACGTGGCTGCTCTATCACCTGGACCCAAGGGCAGGACTAAGCCAGTGGAGAGCCTCACCAGGGAGCAGGCTAAGGCTGTGCTGGAGGCTCTGGATGGGTGGCGGTATGAGGCAGCAGCAGTCCTGATGATGACTGCTGGGCTCAGAGTGGGTGAGGCGCTGGGACTCCGCTGGGTGGACATCACTGACAGCGCTGTGACTGTGGCAGGCACCCTGGCCACCAGACCCAGCCTCCACTACCAGCCTGAGCCTAAGACTGCGGAGTCCAGGAGGACTGTGGGACTCAGCCGGCTGGCCATCACAGCGCTGGAGGCTCACAGCCAGCGTCAGGAGAGGGAGCGGGAGCGGATGGGCCTGGGTCCTGCCCAGTACGTGTTCCTGACAGCCTCACAGGGCCTGGTGGACCCCAGCACTCTGGGCCAGGAGCTAAGGACCAGGACCATCTCCATAGCTCACGTCCACCCGCATAAGCTCAGGCACACAGCTGTGAGTCTCATGCTGGATGCTGGGGTCCCACTGGAGACGGTTTCTAAGGTGGTAGGCCACAGGAGCATCAGGACCACTGCGGACCTGTATCAGTCGCTGCTGGATGAGGGTAGAGCCGCTGCTGCCAGTGCGATGGATGAGGTGTTCGGATGATGGAACTGGCAGAGAACCAGAAGACAGCTCTAGAGGCACTGGCTAGAGACCTGTATCAGTCAGGGTGCCGTATCAGTGTGAGGAGGTTCAGCTGGGCACTCCAGGGAGCAGAGCAGGCCTACGCAGATGCCATTGTGAGCTTCTGGGAGACCACCTGGGCTGACCTGGAGGCTGGCCAGTAGGCAGACCAGGCGCAATCACTCCGTACGGCCCCCGTCTGCTCTGTGGCAGGTCTGGGGGCCGTTTGGGTTCTGCCACCCATCCGCTCTCTCTCCAGTCCCTCAGGCAGGCCCTCAGCAGCCCAGGTAAGGAGTGAACAGTCCAGGAAGGAAGCTACTGAGGGCCTGCCAGGGCCGATAGTAGTTGCTGGCAGGCCACGTGGCTACCTGCCTGTCCACACAGCATGGGCTGGTCACAGATGTCGCACCTGGGCTTCCTGTAGTGCTTCTCTAGCCATCTGCGCTCCAGGGTGATGATGTCCCTCCAGGGCCAGTCCTCCAGAGGGGTGGGCTCCTCAGTCATCGCTGAAGACAGGCAGGGCCAGGAATTCCTCCACATCCTGTGGATTCGTCAGCTTCCTGCTGGGAGTGCTGCCATCACCTGCCATGTAGTCAGCCCTCTGGAGCATGCCGATTTGCCCAGGGCTCCCTATGTACCGCCTTCCCAGGATTCCATCCCTGGTGACCAGTTCATAGACCCCAGGGTCTCCCTCTACGTTCAGGGCTCTGACTCCTGTGTAATTCTTAGCCATGGCATTATTGACAGTGTCAGTCATCATCTGCTGGATTCTGGCGAAATCCTCATCAGTCATCTCATCACTCTCCTGTGAGCCATCCCTCATGGGTGCACGGTTCAGGTAACCAGTAGGGTCTATGTTGACTCCGTTCTCCCACAGTTCCAGGTGGGCATGGGAGCCTGTGCTGGAGCCTGTGCTGTCTACGTAGGCCAGCTCTGTGCCTGCCTCCACCCATCCTGAGGTGACAGCAAAGGATGCATGGTGGAAGGATTTGAACATGTCTGGGCCATTCACTACCCAAATCCAGTTCCCTGCTCCACCTGATTCATAGCCTGTAGTGACCTGGCCATCGTAGGGAGCTATCAGAGGAGCACCATGGGGAGCCCCATAATCCACACCTCTGTGAAACTTGCCTGTTGCTCCTGTGATGGGATCTATCCTGTAGCCATAGCCTGAGGTGACTGGGTATCTGACCAGGAGAGGGAAGTACGTTAGTTCTCTCATCATCCCTCCCTATGGCCTGGTACCTATGGCTATCCAGTGAATACCCATAGCCGCAGATGGGACGGCACCACCATCTCTAGCATTGAGTACCCTCGCTGTGAACCCGGACGCCGAATTGGCCACAGTCTTAAACGCCAGAGGGAAGGCATCGTTCGATCCTGGGTTACCGTCTAGTAGAGACAGGATGGCCGCTGCCGCAAACGGTGTCGGATACACAAGACTTATGTCGCCCGTGGCATTAGTGCTCCCTCCCAGGGCCCCCGACTGAATGAAGGGCACGACATCCGCCCAGGCACTGCCGGTCCAGTACTGGGACAGCCCTGGCCTACTATCCAGCATGCTCAGCTGGTTCAGGACTGGGGCTGTCAGCTGACTGGTTCTCTGGGTGGCGTTAGTGAACCTGGCCACTGTCTGGGACATCAGGTAACTATTGGCATCTGCTGCCAGAGCCTCCTCCCCAGCTACAAACACTTTATATGGCATCTCTCCTCCTAAACCCAGACGTTGCCCTGTGTGAGCCTGTCATTTGGATGTGGTCCCCAGTGGAAGACTCTGGCGAACAGGTCCCCCAGGGCTAGGCCTAGGTCCAGTTCCCAGGTGAATCTGCTGATGGTGTGATCCACTCCCAGCACTCTGGCTACCCCATCCACCAGAGGCTCCCCAGGAGGCTGCCACTGGACTCTGACCCTGTCCTCTATGAGGTTCAGGCCCAGCAGGTCTGGCCACATCTCGGGGGTGAAGGCTGGCCTGACTGTGACCTGCTCTATCTGTGCTCTGGGAAAGCCCTGGAGCTGGAGTAGGAAGGTGGCCCAGACTCCTGCCTGAGAATCGTTCTGCATTCCCAGGTCTGTGCGTTTGTAGTTATGGGTCCCATAGACGGTGATGGATGGGTCAGACTTTGCTACCTGGACTGTGCCTCCAGCGTTTGCTGCATAGATGGCATTCCTGATACTGCCAGAGCTGGTTACGTCTGCATCTATGACAGCATCATGGCCATCAGGGCAGCCCAGCTCTAGCACTGGAGGGCTGAGGGCCTTCCAGGTGTCCCTATTACGGAACTGGAGGACTCCCATCCTGTCTATCCACACAAACCCCAGTTCATCGTCTGTGGCCCTACCGATTAGCTCCCAGGCTGACTGAGCCAGGGTGGTGGCCTGGAGTGTGATGGCTGACGTGTCCAGGTCTGTGGGTCCTGTGTAGCCATAGTGGCTCAGGATTCTGGCTATACGCTCTGAGGCTGTGTCTCCTGCCCCCTGGGACACCTGCTCTCCCCAGTCCAGGTTTACCAGTGTCTTAGTGGCATCACTGGCCACTACCTGGGCACTGCGTTCCTGTTTGTGGAGTGCCCAGTCCTCCTGCCAAGTGTCCACAGTTCCTGTGAATATCCTCCAGGCATCTACTGTGGACTCTGTGGATAGCGTCTCCACCCATACCCAGACAGGAGTGCCAGGAGCCAGCCTGGACCTGCCACCGTACTGCCAGGGACTGTCTGGGTTCAGAGGGTCATAAACCCTGTTTGGGTCAGCCAAAGTCAGGGAGCAGGTTCCAGCCTCTGCTCTGGAGAGGGCGCCATCTGACCTGGTCCCTCCTAGGTGCGTCTGGAGCTGGGTCACATCACAGGACACATCCACCCAGAGCCTGCCTGCTGGGGGAGCTGGGCCTACAGAGCCACCTCCCCAGACGTTGCCAGCATCCAGGTTGTCTGTGTCGGACTGGCCCCAGGTGAATGTGCTTCCTGCTGAAATCGCTATCCAGACATAGAGCCTGATGTCTCCTCCCCAGTGAGGACTGAACGCTCCTCCTGGGGTTCCTGGCCAGGCCACTACCGCCACCTAAAGGTTTCAGTGGACCAGGAGACTGCGTAATCGGCATTGGATGTCTTCACAGCCTGCTGGCCTGTAGTGCCACCAGCTGGGAGACCTGGCCCTGCTGGGCCTGTAGCTCCTGGGTCTCCCTTATCACCCTTAGGTCCCTGGCTTCCTGTTGCTCCAGGCGTACCTGGGATGCCCTGGCTTCCTGTTGCCCCAGTATCACCCTTCACACCCTGAGGACCCTGTGAGCCAGTGGCTCCAGTATCACCCTTAGGTCCTGCTGGGCCCGGGTCTCCAGTATCGCCCTTAGGGCCAGGGTCACCCTGTGGTCCTGGAGGGCCTGTGCCTCCAGTGCCTAGAGCCCTGCTGGTGGACAGGGTGCCCTCTCTGGCTGTGTAGCGCTGGAGGGCTCCCACCAGGTCCCTCTGGAGCTTTGGGCTGTCGATGCCCAGGCCTGTGTGGTTGATAGTGACCTTAATCGTCTGGCCTGGCTGAGCCCTGTTCAGTGGGATGACAGCCTCAGGGCCTGCCTCTCCTATCAGTGCCAGGGTGGGCCTGGTGACAATGCCTCCACCTGCCAGCCTGGGGATGTCTGGGATGTCCAGCCTGAACCCATCGAAGTGCACTGGGCCTACGTCAAACCCAGGGATAGCGAACGCTAGATTGTTCCAGCCATCAATGATCAGGTTTATGGCTGCCTTAAAGGCTCCAGTGATGCCATCCCACATGCCCCTGGCTGCGTCACTGATTCTCCCTGCCAGTCCACCTATGAAACCTATGACTTTGTCAAAGGTGGAGGTGACCAGATTCCAGAGACCAGACAGGCCATCTGTGAACCAGTTCCACAGCCCTACTCCCATGCTGACTAGCTTCTGCACTATGCCAGAGACGAATCCGAATATCGCACTGAACACAGAGACGATGATGTCCCAGAGGAGCCTGTAGCCAGCGAACAGGAAGTTGAAGTAGGCACTGAACAGGTTCCAGATGAAGGTGACCACATTCTGGATGACATCCCAGATGACGTTAAATACAGTGGTCACGATGGAGACGTAGAGTTTGAAGGCCTCAAACCAGAAATTGAACAGGCCAGTGAACACACTGATGATGGAGCCTATGACTGTGGTGACGACTGTCAGCCAGACACCAAACACTGCCTGGATGAATTCCCAGACCACAGTGAAGGCTGTCTTAATCATCTCCCACGCTGCCAGGACTCCGTCCCTGAACCAGGAGACGTTATTCCACAGCCAGAGGATGCCAGCCACCACCAGGGCTATGGCGGCTATGACAGCAATGATGATGAGAACCAGAGGGTTTGCTGCTGCCACAGCGTTGAAGATTCCCTGAGCTATGGTCCAGGCCTTCTGAATAGCGTTGAAGGCTGAGCCCAGTGCGTTAGCCACTCCCTGAGCGACGTTCCAGGCCTTCATTGCCACTACCAGGGCTGTGATGCCAGCTGCCAGAGGCAGGAACACATCAGCATGGTCTGACACAAACTTCAGGGCTGGGATAACGAAATCGTTAAACTTCCCAGCCATGTCTGTGATGACAGGCAGCAGGGCTGTGCCTATCTGGGCTTTCATGTCGTCAAACCTGGCTGTGGCTATCTTTGCCTGACCTGCCAGGCCCTCATTTGTCCTGGCAAAGTCTCCCTGGGCATCTGCTGTCTGAGCGTAGATTTCTGCCTGGGCTGCCAGGACCTTCTGCTGGGGAGTCAGGGCCTCCTTAGTGGAGCTGATGAGGCCCATAGCCATGGCCCTGTTTTTCAGGGTGGCATCATCCAGCAAGACACCAAACTGCCTCATCGGTTCGTTCTCGCCTCTGAGGGCAGCACCGATAGCCTGGATGGCCTGGTCTGGAGTGGTGTTATTGAAGCTGGCCAGGTCTGAGGACAGGCCTGTGAGCCCTGTGGCGAATCCTGCCAGCTCCTCTCCACCTAGGCCTGCTGACTTCCCAAAGGTGGCGAACGTAGAGGAGGCATCCAGGGCAGCCTGCTTGGAGATACCAAACTGCTCTGCGGCTGTGCCAGCAAACTTCTCTACAGTGGCGAATCCACCACCGAAGATTTGCTGTCCTTTGGAGACAGTCTCATTCAGGTCAGACGCTGCTGTGACACAGTCCTGGAGTCCCTTCAGGAGCACTGCTGGGCCAGCTACCGCTGCCACTCCCTTAGCGACATCTTTGAACTTATCAAACTTGCCAGCTGTCTGGTCCAGGTCCTTCACAGCACCAGCAGTGTCAGTGACTATCTTTACAACTAGCTGGGCTGCGGCTGCCATCCTGCCCTACTTCCTACGTTTGGCCATCTCCCTCAGGAGACGTTCTGCTGTGAGGAGGGCTCTGTAATCGTCAATCCAGGGATCGGGTGGGCTGCCAGTTTGGAGGGATATGGCAATGGCTCTCTCCCAAAGCCCGCCGGCAACGTAGGGACTGCATCCTCTGCCTGATCCTCCTCTCCAGGTTGCATCTCATCCAGGGTGTCAATGAACCCATCCAGGGATGGAACCTCATGACCTGTTCGCTTCAGGGCATGATGGATGAGGGCAAACGTTCCCATGGCTGGGTCGTTTGCGTAGTCCTGGGCTGCTGCCATGTCCCTGGCATTACTGGTGACTTCCACCAGTGGGCCACCGTTCCAGGCCACTTTAAAGGTTCTGCGTAAGGTGGACACTAGGCTCCCTTCACCCTGTCTAAATCATCCTGAATCATGTTGGAGTACACAGCCAGCCAGGCTGGCTCTGTGCGCTCTGCTCCTGCCCAGGCAAACGGATTTGGCTCTATGCCTCTCATGGCCCAGCCCCAGTGAATGGGTGGAGCGTAGGGAGCTGAGAACACCACAGAGGAGCCCCTGGAACTGCCACTAGCCACCAGGTTCCCTGTCCTCACAGGAGCCCTGGCCTTAGCGGCTGCCAGGATCAGCTTCCCTACTGCGTCTGCCTCCTGGTCCAGCTGCTCCAGCTCACCAGCCACCTTCTTCAGAGACCTGGCCAGCTGGTCTCCACCTTCTATGGTGACATCAGGCATCAGGGAGTGGAGTAGGTAGTGGTGACAGGCTCATCATCAGCAGGAGGCTCCTCCTGAGGCTCATCTCCCAGTGGCGGAGCAACAGGCCAGGTGACAGTGGGCTGAGCAGTGATGGGCCAGTCAAAGTCAGTGGTCAGCCTGGTGTTGACGTCTCCACCCACCTCCAGAGCCCTGACCTGCACAGTGCCTGAAAACACAGTCTCGCCTGTGTTTGGCTGCCAGGAGAACGGGACACTGGTCAGGTTGTTATCCCAGGAGTATTTAATGAATCCCTCTGGGTCATCGAAATCCTGGATGCTGGTTCCCTGGAGGGAGTACTCAGCAGTGGTGAAGGGTGCCAGGCTGTCACCACAGAGCGTCTCTACTGCGTCTGACTCATCATTGAACGTCGGAACGATCCTGACGTTTGTGGCCTGACAGGCGAAGTCTGTCCCACCGATAGGAGGGTCTCCAGTGCCTCCCAGGGACAGCTTCCCAGTCTTTAGTTTGGATTCAACGATAGGCATGCTAGATCCCTTCATTCCAGGTCAGCAGATACGCTGGGTACTGTCTGCCGTTAACTGTGTAAGCCACTAGGTCTGCTGACTGAAGGTCCACAGTGCCTGCCATCACTGTCAGCATTCTGTCCAGCTCCTCCCAGGTCCCCTGCTCCGCCACCTGCATTACTGGCGCCAGGATGGGACATCTCCAGGTGGCATCGAACCCACAGGGCAGACCAAACGTGATGTTGGGAGGAATGAACAGGACACAGGGAGGAGCTATCAGGCCTGGGTCCACAAACCCTCTGACGCCCGCTGCCTCCAGCTTCTGGACCAGCTCCTGTGCTCTGTCTAGGGCTGTCATGACAGGACTGGCTCCAGCCAGGGTGACAGGAGCTGGAGGACATCCCTGTCAGCCTTAGCGATAGTGGCCACTCCCAGGTCTGCCACTCCCACAATCCCATCAGGACTGTTGCGTCGAGACAGGAGCCTGTTAGTCCAGAGCAGGGTGGCATAGTTGACGTCCCAGGGACAGTCTGCTGTGGCCAGGGATGGCGCCCTGGACACAATGGCTACCATCACTGCCGACAGGGCCTGATCTATAGCCACATCATCTGCTGTGTCTCTGATCCTGGCCCAGTCCTTATATTCATCCAGTGTGGGCCAGTTCAGCCCTGTCGGCAGTGCCATCTCACTTAGCCTTACTGGCTGCTGCTGTGCCTGTGTACGTCCCACCATTAGTGGGCTCTGGGGTTCCGCCATTGGTGGTCAGTGGGATGACTGGAACACCAGTGATCTTCACAAACGCAGCAGGGTCCAGGACCAGCCAGGCAATGTAGCCATAGAAGGCCATCTGCGTACCTAGCACAGAGGGCTCTACCACAGAGACCTGTCCACCCACTGTCTCATAGGTTTCCACATAGGTGGAATCTCCCAGGATGGCAGTGCCAGCAGGCAGGTGCTTATCTACCACCAGCCTCATGCCAGCCACTGAGCCAGCCATACTGGTGGGAGAGATGCTGCCCAGAGCATTACTGGGGTTGACACTGGGGAACAGTTGTCGGCCAGTGGTATCAGAGAGGCTGCCGATAGCTCCCCACACATCTGGAGCCACCCACAGTGTGTCAGGCATTCCGTTAGTGGCACCGAAGATGGTGGCGGTGGCTGCGTAGATGGCTCCCACCAGGCCCTCACCATCAGGAGTCGCCAGAGCCTGAGTCTGCGTCACAGCCGCAGCGAAGTACACACAGAAGGCCCTGTCAGTCTCCTGGAAGTAGGAAGCAGCCATGTCACTGACCAACAGGTCCATAATGGCTGGGTCAGTCCAGTCCCTGTCCTGCCAGCTGAGATTGATAGTTCCGCCATACGTGGATTTCGTGACAGTGACAGGGTCCACCACCATATTGCGGCTGGGCAGCTCTGCCTTCTCAGCAGACTGAGGGCCAGCCAGGGTGGTCTGGGTGATCCTGGGACGCTGGAACGTCTTCCCAGGGCCAGGGAGTGGACGCCTGGTGGTGGCTTCAATGGCAGGGCGACGCTGGGACTGCTGGGTGAAGACAGGGCCCAGGATGGGCACTGGGAGGAGACCAGGGTTGTCCGCAGTGGTCTGATGGTCCACAGCCCTCTGGAGGTACCGATTGAACCTGGCCTTAGCGTCTGGGTTCTCGCTCCTGGTCAGGTAGTCCACCAGGTACTGGCCTGGGGTCTGGTAGATGTCCTCAGTGCTCTGGCTACTGCGTTCCACAGCCTGGGTGCGACGCTCTCCAGCAGGGGCAGTGCCGATATCTGCCACCATGGTCTGGTAGGTAGCCTGTCGCTTAGCCAGCTCAGCCTCCACCTGGATGGCAGGCTCCAGCTCAGCGATACGTGAGCGTCTGGATTCACAGGTGGACTGCTCTGAGTCAGTCAGCTCCCTGTCCTCATCAGCAGCCCTGGAGGTAATGGTCTCTACGTCAGAGAGAGCATTATCCATCTGGCGCTTAAGCCAGTCCAGACGTTTGGACCCAGAAAGAGTCTCAGTCATGACATTACTCCAGTCAGAACATTGAATAGGTTCTGACATGGGTGGAGGCAGGTGTGACTGCCTGGGTCATGTCATGATGCTGGGGACCTGCACTGGGGTCACGAGAAAGCGGAAAGCGAAACCCCAGTGCAGGTTTGGAACGGATGGTGTGGTCGTCCCCAGACGATAGACCTTTAGCACTCAGTTAGAGGCTGGTCAACCCTCAGGTTCTGCGTACCCTGGCTGTCCAGTCCTGCCAGTAAGCCAGCCTCTCAGGAGGACCCTCTGGCAGTGGAGCTGAGCGCACTACTGCAACCTGAGCTGATTCGTATGCAGGGAAGTCACACAGGGCCACGTGCCTCAGGGCCTTCACCCTGGAACGCTTCACTAGGTCCAGGCCATTGTGCTTCCCTCTGATATTGAACTGCCTGGCAGAGCTGGGCAGAAATTCCAGTGAGAGGCCTGGAGCCTGGCCATCTCTAACTTTGAACGCTGCTTCTCTGCCTGCTTCTGTGTCATCTAGTCTCAAGTCTGCCCAGAGGCCATCTGGCCTGTTATCCCACTCATCACCTCTGCCCACCCAGTGGCCATTATGCATCAGCTGGACCTTCAGGTACCTGGCTGCTCCACTGATGCAACGGTCAAAGCACCCAGGGAGAAACATCTCGTAATAGGGTCCCCAGCCATCATTCACCAGCGCTGGTTCATTGTAGGGAGCCAGCTTTCCTACCACTGTCCTGCCATCTCCCACACAGGCCAGGGGCTGCTCTACTGCTCTAACCAGGAATTCGGTCACAGGACATCTACCTCCTCCTGCACATTCTCTATGAATTCCACAGCACCCAGGTTGAAGAATGCCCTGGCTTCCTGCTGGGTGAAGAGTCCACCCTGGAGACTCTTAATGGCCAGGTCCACTCTCTGGGGAAGGTCTGGCCTGAGCACAGCACCCAGGAAGAATCTGGCCTGGGTGCCTCTAGGCAGACACTGGAGGGTCATCTGCTGCTCGAGGGGTACCAGGTAGTGCATCACAGTGGTGGTGATGAACTGCTGAAACACATCAGTGATGTTCCTATAGGTGAGGCTGGGAGAGTCCAGGCCCAAGAGGGCTCCAGGGATTCCGATAGCCATAGCCAGCTGCTGTGCATTCAGCTTCCTGGTCTCATTCAGCTGGGCCTTCTCAGCATCAGAGGAGAGCACTTCCAGTTCTGTGCCACCAGGGAGAACTGCCCACTCCCTAGCCATGGCCACTGCCCTCATCTTTGCCTTAAGGGCATCAGCCTGGGCCTGTGTCAGCTCTGGGTTGGGATGCTTCACAGCACCAGGTGGGACTGCTCCACCTTCAAAGTAAGCAGCTGCCCAGCGTTCAGCAGCCACGTTGCTGGCCATCAGTCCTGGGTACAGGGTAATGATTCCTCTGCCTGCCAGTTCCCCATTGAGTGCGTTCATCGAGACATGGAAGATTTCGTCTGGTTCCTTCCTGACTCCATTAACCAGGTAGTGATACTGGCCACCATCCACCAGGATTTGCCACTGGCCAGCAGGGACTGGAACAAAGATGTCAGGCCAGCCAGCAGCATTCTTAGGACCCAGCACAGCGACATAGTTACCGAACAGGAGCATGTCCCTCAGGTACTCGCTAATGAAGTCAGCGAAGCTTCTCTGTGGTCCTGGAGTGGGGTTCTGGAGGATGGCTGGGTCTGGGTTCAGAGGGTTCGCCTGCCTGTAGCCATGGAGTGGCATCTGGAGCAGGAGACTGGTGGTGATGTTCAGGAACCCACCCACTACAGGGAGCCCCAGCACCTGGTCCTCTGTGACAAAGGGAAGCAGGCTGGTCTCATAGCCTGACCAGTGCTGCCACACACCCAGGCTCTGGAGGTTCTGGTGAGGGAGAGCTGTCTTCCTGATGGTGGGAGTCCTGGCCCTCTGGAGTAGTTCCATGAGTGCCATCAGTCCACCTCCTCAGAGGTGTGTTCCAGGTAGAGGCTGGTCACCAGTGTGATGATGGCTGCCACGAGTGCGAATCCCTCTCTGTCCAGGAGGAGCCAGGAGCACCAGAGAATCGTCAGGAGACTGGCCAGCTGAACAAACCAGAGAACTGCCCTACTGAGCTTATTTCTAATCATCAGTTAGTCCCACCCTCTTAGCCAGGCCACCTCAGCTGTCCATCCATAAGATGCAGGAACAGTGGCCACAGGCTTAAATGGGAGCCAGTCAGCTCCTGCCTGTTCACAGACTATGACTCTCCCTGGCAGGGTTTCTGCCCACTGTCCTACCGCTGGGTGATCCACCCTGCCGAATCGGTAGTGCGTACCCTTCTCTAGATATGGAGGATCTACAAAGTAGACAGCTTCCCTGCTGACTGGTGCCTGTTGATAGTCAGCGTTTATCACCTTCCACTGCCTAATTCCAGGCAGCTGGCTGACTACTCTCTGCCTGCCCTTCAGATTCCAGGTAGATTTAGCGCCGAACTTCCCAGCAGTCTTCTTTGGCATAGATGAGCCCTGATTCAGCCAGAACCCTATAAGCCATTTTGCCTCCTGTGGGATAGCGAAATCATCCACAGAGCCACCAGGTGGAATGTCTGGCAGAGCCAGAATCTCTGTCTCTGACACTCTGATGAGGTATTCCCAGAGCCCAGCAATGATGGGGTCTACATCTACCAGGGTGGCCTTCTGGACGTTGTATCTGAGTGAATAACAGGCAGAGCCTGCAAAGGGTTCCACCACAGGGCATCCTCGAGGAGGCCCAGGCAGGATGCCTGACAACCTGTATTTCGCTCCATAGAAGTAGAAGAATGGGCGCATCAGTAAATGGTCCAGGCTAGGGCTGGTTCTGACTTCAACTGCGTGGGAGCCCAGAGGGCCAGGACAGCAGCCAGAGCAGCGTCATTGTCTGCACTGTCGTTGATTCTGTGAACCTGTGACACCAGGCCATCAGGCCCTCTCTTTGTCAGAGCCAGGGCTGCTGCAATTCCTGTACCACCTGGGTGGCTGATCTGCCTGGCCCTCACTGCGGCATAGAAGGCCCGACAGGCTCTAGCCCACTCAGCTGGTCTGACAGCGCTGTGGGGGACCTTCCAGTTTCGTGCCACACGGGCCACAGAGGGCTCACAGGGAGACTTCTGAGTGGTGACCAGGGCAGCAGGCTTCCAGCGGGACAGGAGACCATCTAGACGCTGCTCAGCATGCTCCAGGGCCATGGGTCCTGTAAAGGTTTCCACCAGCTCGAGGTGGTGGGTTCGGCCCACCAGAGCCCCAGCGACAATGCTCACGTGGCGCAGTTCAGGCCCAGCGTCGACAGCCAGGACAAAGGGTTCATCTATGGGGAACTGGTCCTTTGTGATACAAGCTTCCCACTCAGCTGGTTCCACCCAGCCAGTTATCTGGCTGACCTTCCTGCACAGAACCTCTACCTCAAACACTCTGGGAGGGTCTGTCTGGAATTCAGCTCTGACCACATCCTCATCCAGCAGGTAACCCAGTGCAGGGTTAGCGTGCGCCCAGGCAGTGACATCACCAGCATTCATTCCTGGTGGAGCTGACCACTCGAAGTAGCCCACAGGGCTGTCCTGGCCAGCCTCTATGGCATCCCTGCCCATGGTCTGAATCTTGTTCATCACTACTGAGGACAAGTCTCCCTCTGTGGTGATGGCCCAGACCTGGGCATCTCTACGCACTCTGCGGATTTTGTCTAGTGCGGCGTAGGACTCCCAGTGCCTCATCTGGCGCAGTTCATCCAGGACCACCAGGTCTACGCCTGAGAGCCCTCTGGCTCCACCAGTAGTGGCGCTGACCAGTTTGTACCTGCCACCTTCCACCCAGAATTCTTCCTGGCCAGCTGCCCTCCTCATCTTTGTGAGCTTCAGGCCAGCCAGGTCAGCCAGGTCATAGGCATACGTCATAGCCTCCAGCGCTGTGCCACGATTATTGGCAGAGCCAACTACAAACCTCTCACCAAACAGGCACAGACCACCCAGGATTCTGATGGCAGTAACCAGAGTCTTACCGTTCTGTCTAGCCACCACAGCCAGAAGGGTTCTGTACCTGAACCTGTTGTTGACTCTGACCAGGCCCTCTCTGAGCAGGAATTC